GCTTTCTGGACGTCAAAAATGGAAGGCATGGGTTGTTACTTATAGATTAATGAGAAAGCGGCTGCGTCTGTGGCAGAAGAGCCTTGAGTTAAGGCAAAGTCTACACTTGCGGCTGCGGCTCCATCCTGCCCTGTTCCGCTAATCGAAACGCGAGCAGAAGGAATGATGATCTGAACAATTGAACCTGCCGTGTCGCCTACCTGCACACCAATGGCGATTTGCTCCAATCGGGCAAACTGCTCGAAGCGATACGCTTGCGCTGGCCGCATCACAAAGTCAAAAGAGCCTGTCACGGTAATATCATTGCTGACATATGCAGCGGCTGGGTATTTGTCTCCGGTCATTTCTGCCAAGCCTGGGTCGCCCAAGTTCTTGCTGACACTCATGGAAAAGCCTGTTGCCAGAAACTCGTTGGCTGAAGCAATCAAGCTTGCGGCTGCGGTGTTCTGAGCGGCTAAGTAAACTTGAGCGGCACTGGTCGCGATTGGCTCATAAGTGGAAAGAGTTGCGGCTGGCAGGTGCGGTACTAGGTAGTCAGTCGCGCTGACTGTGAAAGAGTCACCACTGGCAGCCTGAACCCCAACCGTTGCGGTTGTTGAACTTGGTGAGCTGATGGTTGCAGCGCCTCCGGTGTTAACCTGCGAGTCGCTTGAATCGTAAATGTCCACCAGTTGCCCAGCGAAGAAATAATCGGCAGCGACTGCATTACTGGCAGGATCTAAGGTGACGGTTGCGGCTCCAGAGTCGCTTACAGAAACGTCAGATCCGGTTGCGTTCACGGGTCCAGAGTAGCGGATTCTTGAGGCTCGGCAGTTTGCAGACATGGTGAAAACACCGTCTCGCGTAATGTCTACGCTGAAGCCTTCGACAATGGTCCCATTCGCCACATATAATTTATAGGTGTCTACCAGTTGCGCCACTTGAAACGTGTCACTGACTCGGCTGAAACTATAAGTTACTGATGTCCCACCGGAAACCGTCTTGGTCCCAAAGGTCTTGGTTAAGAGCGTATCTTCGGCTGGTGCAGTTCCGGCACTTGCTGAAGGCTTCACCAAAAACGGAATGTCAAAAGTCGCTCTTTCGGCATAATTCACAAAACTTCTGTTCTGAAGTAGTCGAGTGCCGACTTCGCTAATGTCGCTTGTGTTGAACGTCTGGCTCAGTGCCAAAGGCTCGGTTGTGGTGAAAGCATCAGAAGCCGAAACTGCTACATAACTGCCAGCAGTGCTTTCAGTGGTGATGTACGGCTGAGAACTTCTTAACCGTAGATACCTGTCAGGAATCGCCATAATGTCTCCTTATTCGACATCGTTTTCAGTTGTACGGTAAAGAATCTCATACCGTAATGTGGCTATGAAAAACTCACTTTCCGCAGACGCTTGCCGAATCTGCGTATCAGTGATGCGAGAATCTATTGCCAGCCCATTGAGTGTCTGGTCGTTTGCCATTGCTTCCTCGACCTCAACCGTAATCGAATCTAGTGTGCTTTCTGCGGTGTTGCCTTTGGCTACGGCTTCAATCACCAAGTCGAGGTTTCGTTGTTGCCTGTTTTGAATGCCAATCTCTAAGCGTTCAACGGTTTCCGAATTCGCATAAATCAGCAGCCCAGGCAAATCACTGGTTGCGATTGGATAAGTTCTGGACTGAAAGACATTTGAGCCAGTGGTTGCAAGTCCGGTCAGTACGGTTGCCACTCGGCTTTTTATCTGCGCTCGTTTGTGTGCCATCAGACACTCAACATGATTTGAGTCATGCCTGTGCCGTCCGGTTGAATGCCTCGAACCGTGTAAATGACTGCCGAAATCGTCAGTGTGTCACCATGCGCTAGGCTCGAAACGTCAGCCGTTCTGGCTAGTAGTGTTGGCTCTGAGCTTTCGACTTCGCTTTCGTCTACATCAACCGCCAGAAAGTCATTGTCAAAAATTGCTGTGAAGGTGCTTGCGTCTGTCTTCGTTACGGTTGTGCCGTAGTCTGCAAGCATGGCAGTTCGATCAGCATTGGTTTCCACACTCATTTGGCTTTAGGCTTTCGAGCAGTTTTGGTGGTTCGCGTGGTCACTGGTGGCGCTTCTGCCTCGTCTAAGCCTTTGGCGCGATTCTCATAAACAACAGCTTTGCCCATGTTGACCAGTTGCTGTGCCTCTTTTGGGTCAACGCTGATGACTTGCCCCACTCTGACAGGTCCACCGTTTGCCACCGTGCCTCTGATAATCTGAATCTTCATTGGAATATCCTTTGAAGCCTTTCGTTATAAACAATCACTCTTTGGGGATTCTGCATTTTGTCTCTTGCTTCAATCCACTTACCTTGTTGATCTTCTTGGACTCTTGTTGGTTTCTTATCTAAGTCCCACTGATGCCAGTATCGACGGTTGCCCGTGTAAAAATCGACACCACAGACATGAATTTCTGAGTAGCCCAAATAATCTGCTGTCCAAAGTGCTTCTGGCCCTGAAAGTCTGATAAATGGGACAATTCCACCGTGAATATCTTTGTCTCTTAAATTCTTTGGTTCGTGGTGCACAATTGCTGGCGTTTCGTATTCCTGAAGGTGTTTGACCATCCGAACGTCGTGAGCATAACACCAAGCCAGCTCGCCAAGAAAAAGTAAACCATGATTGTTTACGCTCGCTAGGTCGTAATCTTTTGAACCAATCCGCGCCTTCGCTTGCGCCAAATCGCTAGGCGCAGAAGGTCCACCACAAAGTAAGATACAAGGCCGAGCTTTACCCCAACCTTGCAGCTCGTCTAATTGGAACACTTACGCAACGGTCACATCCTGCGCGGCTGCGAAGCTTTCAGCGTGGGCAACCGCAATATCGCAATCTTGATAGAAGTAAAGATTGGTCGTTGCTGTTCCTGCACTGCCATACGGATCTACGAGAACGTCGAGCGCTGAGAAGAAGCCGACATACAAGTCAGCAAAGTTCCCGAAAATCAGCGAGTAAGGCGAGGAGCTTGGTGCTTGAGTTGTCTGGACAACCGGATAGCCAAGCATGGAATCCGGTGTTGGCATGACCATCCGCGAGTCAGTGCTGGAAGCCACAAGCGTTTGCATCAGCTTCCCAACTACTGCCGGATGTGTTACCCATCGCAGGTTCCCAAGCAGAGCGTTGTCTTGTGAAACCTCGGTCATAATATCAACGACATTGCCATACGTCAGATTGGCGTTGCCACTTGTTCCACCGGAAGAAACGTCACCGATTCCAGCAGTTCCAAGGATTCCGGTTGGTTCGTTAGATCCGCCACCTTTAAGTGCAACGTTGTCGATTTTTGCCGCGAAAATTCGGACCATGTTGTTTCTGATTAGCTGCTCAACGGATGGGTCAGACTGAATCATCAACTCGCGAGTCACGGCAACTTTGTTTGCCAGAAGCTTTGGGGTCATAGTGACTTGAGCAAAGTCAGGCTCGTTGTTTCCAACGCTTCCACCTTCAGCAATGAAAGCCGCTGCGGTGCTGGTTGAAATCTTGGGAATCGCGACATTTCCTTGCAGTCCGTTCAGGACTGTTGCGCCTACTTGTCCCAGAATTGAGGTTGAAATCAGTGCATCAATGAATCGGTCGCCTCGGTAGTCTTCCGGCACAATGTTTGAGCCTGCGCCAAAGGTCGCTCCAGCTGCTGTTGATACCGTTCGGGTCTGCCAGCCAAAGTCAGGAACAAAGAAACCTTTTGGTTGTCGCTTTTGCGTCTTTGCGAGTTCCTGGCTAATTTCCATTTCAAAACCGGCTTTTGACCAATCCTTCTGGTCTGCGGCTCGAATCGCTCGCACCAAGCTATAGTTGCGCTTCTCTTTCGGTGAGGCGTCAACGCTGAAGTCGATTGGCTTGGACGTCTTCTTCTCTAAAAGCATGGCTTGGAATTCAGGCAGTGACTTCTCTTCCTGAAGTGCGCGAAACGCTAGGTCATACTCGTTGTGCCGCTTGCCCAGCTCAAGAATCTGGCTAGATTGGCTGCGGTACTCATTAAGTTTCTCATTGACTTCATGCCGAACATTTACTTCCGGCTTTTGAACCTGCTCTTCCATTTTATTCTCCTGAATTGCAGTTGATTCATTACCGGAAAGATCCGGCTGATAGTTTCTGCCAACTCCAACAGTAGAATCGGCAGGTATGGAAACCATTGAAACCTCCAATGGTTTGAAGGAACTCACCCGATAAAGCGGTTTGTCTTTGTAACCGTTCTCGTCTTTCGTCATGCCTTGAATCTGGTAGCCAATCGAAACGTTGCCTCTGATTCCGTCAACAACGTCTCTGAAAACTTCTTCCGCCATTGCGTTTTTGCTGAAGCGGACTTGCGCTCTGAGTTTGTCGTTGTCCACGTATGCCTTTTCAACCACTCCAATTTGCTGTCTGGCGTCATGGTCCAAAAGCAGTGGTGCTTTGCCTGAAGACATGAATTCCATATCGACAGAAGAAATGTTGTGTTCAAGCACCTCGTAACCAAATTCTCTTTCAACCGGATTCGTTGAGCTAATCGACATCATCACTCGACGATCTGACTCGTCATCCATCATCCGAACTGAACCCATTCGGTACTGAGTCTGAACTGGCAAGTCTCTTGTTTCGACTTGTTCCACTTCTCTTTCTTCCGGCTCTTCTGCGACTTGTTCCGCTTTGGCAAACGCCACAATGTACTCGTCGTTAGTCTCTTCGACGTCAATGACGTGCCGCTCAGTCATGCTAGTTAAATCCATGTTTCTCTCGCTTTGATTCACGATTTTCTCACTCCAACTTTTGCCAGCATCTCCACCCCACATAGCCCAAGCGATTCTGCCGTTTGATGGATAACCTTTCTCTCCTGGTCTGAATCCTTCCGCCTTTTTGTCAACTTCATGCCTCGCAAAAAAGGATTTCATCCGCTTGACGGTTGCCAGTGGTAAACTCTTGCCGTTGCTGATGTCTCTGGCTCTTGCGATTCCGACAGACGTTCCGCCTCTGCTAAATTCTCGTCTCCACTCTAGGCCACGATTGGCCTCGGCAATCATGCCCTCGGTTGGCTTGTAGCTTTCTGCCATTACTCGACTTCTGGCTCAACAGGACCATGAGGCGAACCAAGCGGCTCAAAGGCTAGACTGATTCCGTAGCGTTCCGCCATTGCCTTGTCGTTTTGCATTTGCTGGAACACTTCCTCAACGTCACGCCCGTATTGCCGCGCTACGTCATTGAGGCTTTTGAAGCCATTTCTAACTGCTTCGACTTCGGCTCTGATTTCTTTGGCTGGGTCCACCCAAGAAAAGCCTCTGCCTCTGAATTCCAAGGTGTTGGAAAACTTATCGTATCTAGTAATGGGAATCGGAATGCTGCCGCTTGTCATTGCCATTTTCAGCCACTCTTGCGCGACAGGTTCGCACAAGTGCTGAATGAGGAAGCTTTGCAGTTGACGGTATAAATCGCGTTCTTCGAGTGCGCCTTGTCTTATGCTGGAATAGCTGACGCCTTCGAGGTTGTTACTTAGGCTGGTGTAGCTAATCCCCAAACCGGAAGCGATACCTCGCAAAATGCCTTTGTGGAATTCGGCATATGCGCTGGTTGGATGGCTAGGATTCCATTCTTGAAAACTCATTCCGGCTGGCAATTGCTGAATACTTCCAGGTTCGCCAGACATGATCTGGTTTCCGTCTGCCGATTCGTCACCAATGAAACCCTCACCGTCAGGACTTACCAGAAAGCCCATCTTTGCCGCTGCGGTCCTTGCTGCAATCAGTTCAGCTTCTTCATAGCCTGAAAGGATTCTCATTCGCGTCATGGCACTGGCAAACCAACTGACGCCTCTCGTTTGTTGCGCTCTGTCTGGTAGGTAAATGTGCAGAATGTCGTTAGCGTCAACTCTGGTGCGTTTGTCTGAACGCCTTTGTCCAAACGTATCGAATGGATGGCCTTGGCCTAATTTCAAGTAGTAAGCAACTGGAGCGTCAAACTCGTCGAGTTCCACACCCATCACCACCCTGCGGCCTCTTGGCTCAGTGGTGAAATATTCTTCGTCTAAAAAATCCGGCTCGAGGATTTGCAACGCTAATCCGTCTGTCCATTTCTGGCCTCTGACAAAGCGAATGAGGATTTCGCCATCTCTACACAATCCTTGAATCACCAACCGTTGAAGGTCTAGCCAGCTATGCTTGCGGCTCGCAGAACAACGCTTGCCCCATCGCTTCCAAGCTCGTTCGATGATTTCATTTCCAGCAGCGTCAAGTTGTCCAACATTCGGCTCGTTGAGATTTCTTGCTCGGCTTTGTAGCTGAAAACCATGTTCACCGATGACGTTACTCGACATCAGTTGAAGATAACGTCTGGCGTAATCGTCATTTCGGCAAAGTTCTCTTGCTCTGTCTCTGATTCTGCGAAGGCTATATTGCAGCTCAGCATCGGCTGAAGTGGTGGAGCCAATGAAATCCGCCAGGAATCTCGAGCCAGCCGCGCCATCATATCGACGCTTCTTCTGCTTTGGACTTGGATTCTCTGGTGCTTGTCTGTGGACTCTATCCGTGAGCCACCACATTGCTTCTTGAATCATCCTGCCCTCCTGAACTCGACTTTAACAAGATTGCCAGGACGTTTGCCACTTCTGACTCGAGTCAGTTGCCGCTCTTTCGTGACTTCTTGACGGTAATAGTCGCGCCACTTCATTAAATCGGTGATTGACAGCTTCGTCAGTGAACGGTTGCCGATTGAATACTCTTCAACGTCATTATCTGCTCGGCCTTCCAAAAGGCTTTGGATTTTTTCGAGCATGATTTCAGCGTGAGTTCTTGGGTCATGGGCAACGTCTGTATCTGTCAGAACGTACCACTGTCCCTCGCCAACCTTGATTTTCTCTGAGTCAGAAGTTCGAGTAATCCAGGCTTGCCAATGAA